AAAATGTATATCTATACACGGGAATACATATGACTATTCTAAATCAGTGTATACAAAAATGCATATTCCTATGGAAATAATATGTCGTGTGCACGGATCATTTTGGCAAAAACCATCAGATCATATTCGTAAGCACGGATGCCATAAGTGTGGTAAAATAAAGAAAGCTAATTCACATAGAAATAAATTGAACGAGATGATTGAAAAATGGAATATTATCCACGAAGGTAAATTTGATTACTCAAAAGTTGTATATACCGGACAAAAGGATGAAATTGAGATAATTTGCCCAATTCTAAATCATGGATCATTTTGGCAAAAACCAGATGCTCATCGCAAAGGACACGGATGTCCAAAATGTTATACCAAGGTATCAAAAAAAGAAATTGATTGGTTAGATAGTCTTGGATTATTGAATGATAATGAGCACAGACAAGTGCACATTAAGATTGGTAGGAAATGGATCACGACAGATGGATTTGATCAAAATACTAATACCATTTATGAGTTTCTTGGAGATTTTTGGCACGGAAATCCTAATGTCTATAATCATACTGATCTAAACAAGGTAGCTAAAAAAACTTATGGCGAGTTGTATAATTTGACTATATCAAGATTTGATATGCTTAAAAAAGCTGGATACAACATTATGTTCATTTGGGAAATGGACTGGGATCAAATGCATAATGAAATTAAGAGATCTGCTTAATATAATTGATAGGATATCAAAGCAAAATAGGTTTCCAGAACCTATGATTTGTGGCGGGACCGTTAGGGATAAAGTGCTAAACCGTCTCGATAGATTATCAGACATTGATATAACCAATGGTTCGATAGATATACATAAACTCGCTATCAAAACAATTAATGAGTTAAAGGAACAATATTCAATTAAGGTCAAAAGATTTGATGATGGTCATATAAGTCTATGGCTTGGATCTGGTAAAAATACGCTCAAAATAGACTTTTCAAGCTTTTTTATTTTGCCTCATATTGACACATACCTCCAAAACCTCGGAATAAAAAAACCAACAAGTATAGAACGAGAACAGTTTTCGCGCGACTTTACAATCAATACGCTATTAATGACACTTGATTTAAAGACAATCAAAGATCCAACTCATAAGGGCATTAAAGATATCGAGCAAAAGATTATTCGCACTTGTCTTGATCCGGATACGACCTTTCGACATAATACCAATCGAATAATCCGCACAATCTATCTTGCGTCCAAACTTGATTTTGATGTTGATCCAGGGATCATTAAATGGATATCGGAAAACAAGGCATTTCTTCAACATTCATCTCAACAGTATGTGTCAAGATATATCGATAAAGCACTTGATAAAAATCCAGAACGTGCAATATGGTTAATTGAGAAGACCAATCTTTGGGATGCAATTCCAATAACCGAGAAACTATATCCATACTTTGCCAAGAAGTCAGTAAAAGAAGCACAGTTGAAACGTAATTTTGATTACGGTGAGGGAATGTATTCCGCAATGAACGAGGGCAAAGTTAAAAGTGTTTCCGAGTTTAGGAAAAAACGACGAAAGAAGCGCAAGAAGATACTCGATGGGATCAAGAAAATGCACCTGGTGCAAGAGAAGGCGAAATGAAAAAGCCTAACTATTTTGCTGAACAATACCAGTTGCATAGCTATGCTTATTTTGCGGGCAGTCAATCATACAATGAGCAAATGTATCCATTCAATGAATACGGTAATACAGGAGTGATGATCGATAGAGATAGAGATCTTGATCGTATGCAAAATCATCAACGAGATGGAAGCGAGTTTAAGGAATTCAAAGAGTTTATGAAGCGAAAGCTTCGAAAACGAATAAAGATGAAGAAAAGGAAGGATGTATTTACACCAGCGCCAGCATATTCCAATATGTATGGTCAGGTCGGTTCCGAAGGTATTTTTGCATACCCATCCGGTTATTATGGTGGTTATATCGGAGAAAATCCCAACACCACCACAAACTCATATAACAACACTTATCAAATGGCTTCATTATTTGAAGAGATGGTCAAAAAGGCGTAAGATACCCATATTTTGGCATTGCAACGAGGACTAACAATGGCTCTATATAAATCAGCGCAGGATATGATGGAAATCAATGATCTCAAAGATCTTGGCAAGGATGATGAGGTTATCCTATATGAAGAGAAACCCGATATGGAAGATGTGGTTGAGCTTCATCAAGAACCAAAAGAAACGGAGGTTGTATTTAAGCTTGCACCACTTCCCGGATCGGATGCTGAAATTCCTCTCGAAGTATCAACTGATAGTGATATTGAAGTTGAAGAAAAGACAACAAAGAAAGATAAGAACGATGTATCGACATTGGAAGTTGCCGATCCTTGGGATACAAAATCCGTCAAACCAGATGGCGCAATTGAATGGGCAAAAGCAAGACTGCAAGAAATTCCAAGACACGATGGGAAACAAATACTCGGGATTGAGAGAGTTCTTTCATATCTCAAACGAGTTGATAATGAGATGTCAAAGATGATCTCTGGTGATTATCTCGGTAAGATAGATATTGCAGCATTTGAAGCTCTTCGTAGAGAGATATATGATGCACTTCCAAGATTGGAGAAAGCAAAAGAAAACTTGATGAAGCAATATAGGCATAGCGCTGATGAGAAGGCTGGCATAGTAAAAGAAGCCAAACAAACTCACGTAGGTAGTATAATTGTAACCGTTCCTCTTCTAATCTCAACTATTGCACGAACAATGATCAACGGAATGGTTTCAGGAGGCCACGACATAGAAAATATGTATGCGCATCAAGTAAAAGAGTATGATCTTTCCAAAAGAGAGCAAATAGAGCTAACACAACTTCTTTCTGATATGGGATATTTTGTTCGTCGTGATCGTTTATTCCCACCTGAAAGTAAAGAGAAATGGGACGTAAGTGATGGTAAGGGCGATTATGCTTCGCAATACTATTCTTGATTGGTGATATGACGAGTTCTTTTGATACCATCCAATATGTTTTGTTTTGCTTCTAACGGTCGCAAATTTGATAGAGACCAGCACTCCTTAAATGTCGGATCTTCTGGTGATAGGTAATAGAAATCTGAATGTGGCTTTATGTGATCCACGTGCCAAGTTTTTATATTCGGATTATACACTCCATGATTATCCCAATTCATCCATATATTACCATTCTCATCAAGATTATCGGGATGAGACCAAAGATTTTCTATGTGTTGAGCAAATTGTTCAGGTGTCCAATCTACGTGATCAAGCATAGATTTTCCTTGTTTGTCTAATCCACGAGATTTGAGCATTTTATATGCTGAATTTGATGCATTTCTACGAAGTCTAAATGCAGGATCCGTTGCTCTTCTCTTTCTTTCGGCCCTCCGCCTCATTGCTCTTACTTTATCCGGATTATCACTTCTCCATTTGGCACTATATTCATTAACCATATCTGGATTATTCTTCTTCCATTTTTTTGAACTTGCGTTTGCTTTTTCTGGATTATCTTTTAACCATTGCAAACCATAATTCGGATTATCCTTTCTCCATTTTACATTACGATTTCTAACCTTATCTGGATTATTTTGGCGCCATTTTTTTGAACTCATCGCGTGTTTACTCGGATCTTTATGGTAGGATTTTCTTTTACGTTCATTAATTGCGTCTTTATTTTTCTCCCTATATTCTTCATCATACTTTTTTTCACAGTCTTTGCAACACGCCAAAAAGAATAATCCTTCTTTATCTTTGCGTTTTCTCATTCTGAAAAATTCAACTGTTTCTGGTTTTTCTACATGGCATTTTGAGCATTCTTTAGATTTCATTTTATGACTTCCTACATAATAATATATCATCTGCGATACTATTGTCAAGTTATTAGGTCAATAATCTTGCATTCCTGTATGGCTAATGACAAAAAATTTACTGCACGTTCATTATCAACTATATCGAGAGATAATGGCTCATTTTCTCGTTCTGAAATTATTCCAGATTGGTTAAATGACTTTGCAAAAAGTCAACAGGCCATTACGACAACAAAAGCTGATAGTAATTCTATATACGATCAGATCAATAGCATTCTGGGAAATAAAGGTAAGTTTTCGACAGTTCAGGAAGCTGTTGAAAATTTTAAGCAACGCACCGGACTTACTGAATATCTCAAACAGATTAAGCAAGCGCAAGATACCAAGGAAGATGTCTTTTCCAAGATCCCGGAGCTGAAAACATTTATTGATAACTATGTTGATGCACATCCAGGAACATCTATTGAAGCGGTAATACACGACCTGCTAAAACTGAAATCGGTGAAGGAAAATCTTCCCGAAGCAAATGATCTTCCGGAAGATATAAAGCGCTATATCAACGATAAGATAACGGAGAAGAGACAGAATTCCCCATATGCAATGAAAGAAGATCTTCAGCTTGGTAAGGTAGATGTAAAGGTTGATGATAACCTTGCAAAGGACAATGATCCGTTCGGTGGGTGCAATCCAAATCGTCAAGGGATGTAAGTTGTGCTTATTCCAAGACATATTCTTGATGTCGCGCATAAAGCAATAATCGACAAAGAGGCTCGCGCAGTCATTGCAGATTGGTTTGAAGATAATGGTGCGAATGATGAGGCTCATGATTTGCGAGTTGGTAGCATTGAACCGCTTGCACTATTAGCAATGCATGCCAAAGATTTTCCGTTGTATCAAACGGTTGAACATCATATCGACAAGAAACGCGGGCAACACAATCTATATGGGCACGAATACGACAAGGGTGTATGCGGTGTGTGCCAAAGGTTTTACAACGCTGATTTATTGGATGATGAACTTAATAAACAAGCATCTCGATTTGAGTGGTTGGTAAAACAAGCATCAGTCAATAAATTCCCACCTCATATTATGCAGCTCGCTCATAAAGCGTTTATTGATTATGATGATAAAGCACGCCAAGTGCTGGGTGATTATATGATGGAGCACGGACTGGAAAATGAGGCGTTAAAGATACTGGGGCCGAATAAAGGTCCATTCAGAGATGATGTGATTACATTCAGATGGTTAGGCGCAAAGAATGATGATCTGAAATTGTTTGCGGCAGCAAATCATCAGCTTTTGTGGAGCCCAGCACGTCGTGGCCATGACGTTGATAATCCTGAAAAGTGCGAACCTTGTGCAACAATGATGGGGCATTACAAGTAGCTTCTCCCTATATTTTCGCATTGATTACATATGGAAGCTTCGCTATTAGATACGATTAAGGACAAGTTGCTTGCACTCGATCCCGTTTATTGGGTCGAGAAACATCTTACGCTCGATGGAAAGCCATTCCGTATTCATGGGAATGGATATAAGCCATATGCAGAGATTTATCGATGTATTGGCGTTAAGGCATTGGAAAAAGACAGCCTTCCAATTGCAGTATGTAAAAGTCGTCAAACTGGTATGACAACTTGCGCATCTGCTATGGAGATGTATTTTCTTGGTTCGGGTATTTTTGGTTTCAATGGTCGTCCTCCAATTCGTATCATACATGCGTTTCCGTTTCTTGATCTTGCGTTCTCATACAGCAAAACAAAATTTGCAGCAATGATATCAGGATCAAGTGTTCCTGATGAACAACCAATTAAAGGCAAGCAAAAGTCGTGTATGCAGCTTCTTCTCGATGAAGAGGGCAGTGAATCGCAACAGTTCAAACAATTCAAGGGAAACAACCATATATGGATTGAGAGTGTTGGTATAGATGCCACAAGACTTCGTGGTAAAACCGTAGATATTATCTTCTTCGATGAAGTGCAACAAATGAGTTCAACAGCGATGAGTAATGCGTTGAAGACGATGATGCAGGCTCAATATGGAAATGGTGGAGTTCAGGTAATGTTTGGAACACCATTACAAAGGGGTTCAATGTTCTACGATATATGGAACAACTCAACACAACAGTACTATTACCTTGGTTGTGAGAAGTGCAAAAAGCATTTTCCGCTTTACACCCCAAATTCTAATGACTGGGAAGATATTTGGCTTTACGGATTTATAGTTCGCTGCACACATTGTGGTTTTGAACAAGATAAAAGGGATGCTGCTGAACGTGGAAAATGGATATCGACAAAAGATAAGTCGGACGCTAAATTCATGGGGTTTCATATCAATCAGCTTTATATGCCACATATCACCAAAGAAAAGCTTCTCTCTGAAAAACCTGGCATTTCTGCAATCAATACAGAGCGCGCATATCAAAATGAAGTCCTTGGTGAATTTTATCACGGTGAAAGCGCAATCATTACACCCGATCAAATTCGCGAGCTTTGCGGGGATCCAGAAAGAAAATTCCGTGCATCAATATCACCCGCAGAGGATCTTCTCGTTTTCCTCGGTATAGATATTGGTGAGAAAGCTGACATTGAAAACCTTGTTGATAGCGACAAAGTTAGAAACAAAGGTCAATCATACTCAACAGCGGTTGTTATTGCGATGACCGGTCCTCAACGAATGTCCATTGAATTCGCTACCAAATTCAAACGAAATGATCTTACTTCCAAAAAGGGTATCATTGATGAGATTATGCGCAAATACAGTGTTAATCTTGGTGTTATTGACTTGGGTTATACGAGAGATCTTTCCGAGATACTGCAAACAGAATACGGAATGAAGATGCTTTCATCAAATGCTCTTCCTCGTGTAAATGACAAGATCAAATTCGCAGATCAAGTATTTCCAAAGACCATAATGTTCGAGAAAGATTTTTGGATCGCTGATATGTTTGAGCAAATGAAGAAAGGCAATGTTCGTTTTCCATTGGGTTCATTTGAGCAGATTTCGTGGTTATTGCAGCATTGCGTGAATTTTGAGATCAAACCTTCAATATCAAGAACTGGCGATGTTCAGCCTCATTATGTAAAGTCAGGACATACTGATGGTTTCAGTGCGCTTTTAAATGCCTACATCGCTATGAAGTTCTATGTATCGAACGGGTTTAAGATTAAGCACCCTTCTTTGATGAAAACGGAGAAAAAAGAAGGCATTCCGGCAATTTTAGGATACTGCCCCAAATTACGTTGATATATAGAGATATTAAGAGGATTAGATGACTGAAAACAAATTCGTTCCCCCAGTAACGCCAGTGATGTATAAAGCAGTATCAGAACATCGTAGAGCTTCACTTGAAGGTGAAGTTAAACAAGGAAGATATAGAGATGGTTCTGGTCGTTCATATGATGATGAGGGAACTTCAAAAGCAGCAAATGTTGTAGCTTCCGGTATCAAAAAGAGTGCGCAATCAACACAACAGAATACAGTTGGATCACAATGGAGAGGTAGCTCTGATAATACGGTAAGACAGATTAATGGGATCTATAGTCCGTTATGGCTAAATTCCAATATGAACCTTCCGCGCGATCGGGCGACGATAAATTCTTGGCTCAGAAGTTTTTTTGCTCTACAAGCTCCAGTCCAAAATGCAATCAATCTTCACTCAACATATCCAATTTCAAAACTAACCATCAAGTGTCGCAACAAGAAAGTTGAACAATTCTTCAACGATATGATTGAGGAAATTGATCTGATGAATGTTTGCATTCAAGTTGCCCAAGAATATTGGTTGCTTGGAGAGGCTTTCGTATATGCAGAGCTTGATGAACGAACGGCGAAGTGGGCGCGCCTTATAATACAGAATCCTGATTACATAGTAGTCAAACGATCGGTCATTGCTAATGAACCAGTAATAATGCTTCGTCCAGATGAAAATCTTCGTCGTATTGTCTTTTCAAATCGTCCATCCGATATAGAACAGCGCAGACAGTTAAACGAGACAATAATTGATCACGTTAAGCGTGGTGAGAATATACCATTGGACAACTTCTACATCTCGCATCTTGCAAGGAAGATTAGCCCATACGAGATTAGAGGAACTGGACTACCGGTTTGTATATTTCGTCAGCTGATGATCTTTGATACGATCCGAGAAGCAAAATTCGTTCAAGCGCAAGCAATGATCAATCCGATGACGATTGTGAAAGTTGGAACCGATGGACCCGAAGGTTTGCATCCATTGCAAGCTGATTTGGAAGCGTGGAGAAATGTGTTCGAGAACGCAGAGGGTGATCCTAACTTTAAAATCTTCACTCACGCCGGAGTATCCGTTGAGCGTATTGGATGGAACCAAGGTATCTACGATACATCGGGAGATATTACCCAGCTACTGAAAGAAGTGTATATTGGACTTATGGTGCCGCAAGTTATTATGGAAGGAGGGGGTGATATAACATACGCAAATGGAGGAGTGTCCCTTGAAGTATTGCGCGATCGTTATATGAGCTTCCGTAATATGATGGCAGCTTGGTTGAAGAAGAAAATTTTTGCCCCGATATCAAAGCTTAATGAGTTCTATGAGCATGAGAATGGAGAAAAGAAACTAATCATACCGGAAGTAGAATTCAATCACATGTCTCTTTTCGATACAAGTGAGTATATCAATATGCTTATTCAGTTAGCAGGAGATCAAAAGAAAGTGTCTCATCAAACATTATACAGATCATTAGGACTTGATTATGATGAAGAACGAAGAAAGATCAAGAAAGAAGACATTATGGAAGCAGTTCGCAAAAAGGAAACGATGTCTCTTGATCGTATGGCATTGAATGAATTAAGAGCTATGTCGGAGGAAGACGAGATTCCAGAGATTGCGGAAACACCACTTCCAGGATCATCTCCTTATGCAGATCAAGCTGGAGCTTTACCAGGAGCGCCAGGTGCACCTCCAATGGGAATGGATATGGGCATGGGAGGCCCTGGAGGGCTTCCGCCATTACCTGGAGGACCCGGTCCAGGTATGCCACCACCTCCGCCACCAAGTGGAGCACCACCTGGTCCAACCGGTGGAACACCGCCTCCAGCGTAACCAATATTTCTGCATTATTGATATCAGGAGATTTTGATGGAACGATTGGCACAAGAACGCGGATTTTGGAACCATTTGCATGAGAAGGCAAATTTGTCTGGTCGCTTAATTGAGAGGCTTAATCCAGAATTCGGTAAGACAATGGAGCATCTTCGCAAAGCTGATGAGAAGGTTAGAGGTTATGCGGAGAATGTTCGCAATCTTCTTCGTTCAGCAAAGCAATACTATCGTAGACGTGATTATCTTTCTTGTGCCGCTGCATTGTCATCATTTCACGAACGCGCACGCTACATAGCAGCGGAGCTTGAGCGTTTCCGTAATACTGTTGACTTGAAAAACTTCAAAGTGCTACTTGATCAATTTGATGATGATCAGAAGGAGCAGTTATTCGGATACAATCCGACACGCGAGCTTCAGCTTGAAGATCTTCAAGAAGCTAATGACAATATTGAAGTCAGTGCATCGCTCAAAAAACAAGCTGGTCTATCTGATTGGTGGTTCAAAATTACAGATCCTCTTTCTGATGTAGTTCATAATCTAACGAATGAACGTGCAAAAGCTATGAAGGTATTGGAGCGAAATTTCTCCGTTGCATTCTTGAAGGATCTCAAAAGAGATACCTTGATAATGATTGAGCGATCTGAGAGATTTGTTGCGTTCTTGCTTTCCACGTTCAAAAAATTGGCAAGTGCTCTTGCTAAAAGAAGTCTTGATCAGTACACCGCTTTGTCAAAAGGTTTTGTTGAGAAATTTGCAGGATACCATAAGGAGTTCGTAAAGTATTATGAGGGACGCATTGTTCCGTTGAAAAAGGAACATGAGAAGTTAGTTGCGGAGAAAAAGAAAGAGCTTGAAATCAAGCAAAGACAAGAAGATGCTGCTAAACAACAGATGGAAGCGCAACAACAAGCGGAGATGCAACAAAGATTAACAGAGCAAGCAAAACCATTAGGAGAACAGCTTCAACAACAAGTTTCAACCGGTCCTCTTAAAGAACCCGGCATGATGGGCAACAAACCGGAGACGTTAATGTATCAACCTCAAAATCTACCAAACCTATTGCCAAAAACAATGGTCGAACAAACACCGGATGAAAATATGCCACTTGATCTTGAAAAGCAAAAAGGAGCATCAAATCAAGAGTTCTTGGAGCGCTTGGAGATTTTTGCGGAGGAAGAAAATCCAGAGCTAATGGTGCTTGAAATTCTTGATCATTCGGAAGCGATGGAAGATCAAGATCCCGAAATGAGTTTGAAGCTTCTTGCAATAGCAGAGGGTATTGTTGAAGAATATAAAACTGCCGGTGTGTTTGACTTCTTAAAAGGTAAACCGCAAGAGCAAAAGGAAGAAGAGGAAAAGGAAGAAACGCCCCCTTTAGTTTGAGCCCTCCTCAACGCGAGAGACGAGGGCCACCTCAGCACAACATACAAGAAGGTCGCGTTGATAGACCGTTTTCCAGTTTTCCATTTCTTCAAGCAATCACGCCAAATAACATTAGGGTCACGGTGGGATCATTTCATCACATCACCGGTATCGTTAGTGAGAGATTGTATGATCTCAATATGGAACCAGATATAATTCCGCCAAATTTTGAGCAAAAGATCATCGATGAA